AAATATCTTTTATGATGGCAAAGCGCATGCGCGATGCTATACTTGATGACGTTGATTTTGCATATCGTAATGGCTATGAATCTGCATATGGCGAGATAAAAGGTATAAGTAAAACGGCAGCTAAAGCTCCAGATATGTCAGATGAAGATGAGTCGTTGTTAACTTCTTTAAAAAATGAGGGTGTATTGTTCAAAGCATATGCTGATTTTCAACGAACTGTATCTATGCAACTTAACAATGTAATTACACAAAGTGTTGCACAGGGTTTGTCTATAAACGAGACGGTACAAGCAATGCGCGCTACAGCTATTGGTGAGACTTACAAACTTACAAGAATTGCAAGAACTGAGATTACTAACATAAGTAATGAGGGCAGATTAAGAGGTTACAAAATAGCTGAGCAACGCATGGGTCGTCAGTTTAAGTATGGTTTAATTGTTGGTAAAGATACTAGGACTTGTCGCGCTCATAAAGAGTTAGCAAGTCGTATGCCTAAGAAAGGCATGTATCTTGATGAGTTAATTTTGTTACAACAAGAGATAGGTGCAAAGTATAGAATGCGTTTAAGAGGGCATTCTTTATTGCATCCTAATCAAAGAACTACGTTAGTGAGGTATTCATGAGTAGAATGCCTGACCATATAAAAATACATATAAGTAATGCAAAGTATGGTCATCACGGAAACGGAAAGGAGAAAGATGAGCAAACAGTGTAAGAAATGTTTAAGAGGAGCAATGACAGTCCATATAGCGGCTAACGGATTTTGTGAAGAATGCGAGACAGAAAGGGCATGGAAGAATGCAGACAGGCAAACAATTCTACATGCACAAAAAAAACAACGTATGGATTATTACGAAAAAGCACAAAAGTATGTTAATAAGAAGTGGAAAGAAAAGTACGGTGACGAGCATATAGAAAACGTCAAGATGTATAAATAATGGGACTAAGAGGGCCAGGAGTTGTAGGTAGCACTGACAGCCGTAGTGGGTTGCGTGTACACATGCGTATGTCTCGAAAAGTAAAACGATTTTTTGAAGGTATTGGCGTAGCTGCTGAGGATGCTTTAGACAATGCACTTACAGACGTTGCAATGAAAATACAAACTCGTACAATAGAAAACCTTGCAGAAGGTTGGAAAGCACCTAAAGGTGAAGGTACAGAACAAGACCCAGCAGGTGCATTAGATACAGGTAGACTACAAAACAGCATACAGATGTCAGATGAATATTTACAAAAGCGTGTAGGGTCTAATGTAAAGTATGCAAAACATATGGAGTTTGGTACAGGTCCCGCAATAGGCAGAAAGCGTTACTTGCCTCCATATGGCAAAGGTAGCGATTTGGCAGGTTGGTCTAGGAGACAGCAGATAGGTGATGCAGGTAGTGTTGCCTTACAGATTTTAGGTAGAGGTACATTTCCTAGAAGATACTTAGGCGGTGCAGTTTACAGTGAAAAACACAACATATTGACCGAGTTTGCAGAGCATCTTGAGAACGAAATAAACGAGTTAACTGACGCAGGCGTGACAGTTAAAGTAAAACGTAGATAGGTATGTAATTCGTAAAGGTGACAGATTACATACACTTTTGTAAAATTTTGTATGTAATTCGTAACCCGAGTAAATATTTTTCTTTTTATAACTGCTTTTCTGTATGTAATTCGTGGCAGACGAAAGTAACACTGGTTGGAAAGTCTACCGACCAGAGTGGTATAATGACAGAGTAATGGAGACATACATCTCCGCTCCTATCGTTGACAAACAGAACGATATGATACCCACAGATACTATCAAAGAAGCTATGGATTTTTACATGCGCTACGGCGTATATTCTTATCGTCACGAAGAGATGCCAATCGGTTTACCTTTGGCTTACAAAATAAAAGACGGTAAAGTCAAAATTAGAGTTGGAATACACAGTAAAATCGGAATGCACGATAAAGTGTGGGATGAGATTAAACAATACGGACACACAGGAGCAAGCAGCATACGTGGAGAAGCCACAAAACAAGAGAAGGTTTGTCAATCAGAAAACGACTGCCACAATCGTATAAACGAACTTTCTCTTTGGAGCATATCTTGGGTTGGCGATAATCCTGCTAACCCAGAGGCAAAAGTTACGGATGTTGCTATGGTCAAATCTAAAAGTGTACAAGTCACTTTAGACGAGATAGAAGGCATGGTTGAAAAAATCATAGAGCGTAAAAAAGGCAAATATTGTTTGTACGCTAAAAAGGACCGAAGGCTTCTGGGTTGCCATGATACCAAAGCTGGAGCTATAAGGCAGGAAAGGGCCATACAAGCGAGAAGATTCAGTAAATCTGATTTACTCAATGACCTTGTGACAAAAGTAGAAAAGTACAAGATACCAAATGGCGTAAGAGAAGAAGCGCTTGCAGGCAGAGAACTACGTAAGAAGTTTGGATATGGTGGCGGTAAAGTTACAAAAGCAATAAACGCACACTTGATAAATAAAAAATATGTATCATATAGTATGGCAATGAAGATTCATAAGTACTATAGAAGACATGAAAAGGTAGACCCTAAAGGTAAAAACTTTGACAATAAGAAAAGACCTAGTAAGGGTTTGATTATGTGGAAGATGATGGGCGGTAACGCAGGTCATAGCTGGAGTAAGAGTTTAGAACAGAAAGCAAAAGCTGCACCATGTTGGTCTGGGTTTGAGATGGTAGGATTTAAAAACGAGGGAGGCAAGCGAGTGCCAAATTGTGTACCTGTAAGTAAGAGTAGACATCCACAAACGCCTGCAAAGCCTAGCGAGAGGCGTAGAGGTAGTACTAGAAACCCAAGAGGTTCAGCAGGCGGACAACGTGGCGGAATCAAACTTAGTGAAGCAAACATAAAAACACTTAAGAATTACATTAAAGAGCATAACGAGAAAGTAGGCGATGCAAAAGGCAAGAGAGCAAATCTAGGAGCATTGAAAGCTGTATTCCGTAGAGGAGCAGGTGCATTTTCTACAAGTCACAGGCCAAGTGTAAGAAGTCGTGACCAATGGGCGTTAGGTAGAGTCAAAGCATTTCTAAAGCTACTAAGTTCAGGTAGGCCGTCAAATCCAAAATATACTACAGATTATGATTTATTACCAAAAGAACATCCTAAATCTACAAAGAAATCTAAAGAAGATACTGTAAAAGTAAATCCACCTAAAGGTTATCACTGGATGCAGACAAGAGAAGGTCCAGTATTGATGGAAGGAGACTACGAACCACATGATGGTGCAGTGGAGGCGTTCCCATTTACAGTATTAGAAAGCCACAAAGATGAAAGAATCATTAAAGCAGAGTATCAAGGTCGCAAAGTAGAGCTTAACAAACCACGAAGACTGTCTGGAGAGAACAAAAAGTTTGGAGTTTATGTCAAAAACGATAAAGGCAATGTAGTGCAAGTTAAGTTTGGCGACCCTAACTTAGACATAAAGCGTGATGACCCAGAAAGGCGCAGAAACTTTAGAGCAAGGCACAACTGCGATAACCCTGGTCCAAAACATAAAGCAAGATATTGGTCTTGTAAGATGTGGAGTGCAAAAAACGTATCAGACATACTGGCAAAAAGTAACGAACATATTGATGATATATTAAATATGATAAACAAACAACCTGATGATGATGATAAAAAACCAAGAGGTGGAGCAAATCAACCTTCAGGCACTTGGATGGCAAATTGTAAATTAGCTGCAAGAAAAATTAGTGGATTTACAGGCAATAAAATTACAGGACCGCGTAAAATAATTAGAGATGAAGGTGCATGGTGTGCAGAGCTTTGGAGAAATCCAGGAAAATATAGTAAGCCGTACAAAAGACCAGATGGTTCAACTGGAACTACAAGCGGCATGAAATTAAGAACAGCAGTCGGTAAACCAGGATTTACATTACCTACCGCAGACTAAACCCGAGTATTTTAGTTTTTTTATATAGGGGCTTACGGATTACATACACATGAGCGCATGCAGTTGTGGAGGTACACACGAAGCACCTACCGAAGAAATGGTAGAAGCTGAGAAAAGTGAAGCCTTAGACGAGCCAGTTATGGAATCTGACATAGATAAAGCAGATGAATTATACAAAGACATGGAAGCCACCCTTGGAAAACTCAAAGAAATCATGGCCTACCTTGAAGAAATGAAAGACGAAAAGATGGACCACGAAGAGAAAGCCGAACACGAAGAAGAGGAAGAAGAAGAGGAAGAAGAGGA